TAAAAGATTGGTTAGCACAAGCAGATAAAGAACAAGTTATACCACTTGCTCATTTTAAAGTTGTGTACGATGCATTGACTGACAGCCGTAATACCATCTCACAACGTGAGTTTGCTAAACGTATGTCCAGGCTAAATATTAAAACTGCACGTAAACGTGTAAGCACGGATCGTACAGCTGGCATCCCTCGCGGAGTTGTGTTGGTATGGAAAATAGACAATAATGTACGCAAAGAGTTAATCGAACAACATTTCGATGAAAGGGACTTAGGACTAATAGATGAAGAATCTAACACAATCCAACCGTCCAGACCTAATCTCAGCAGTTGAGGTCACGGAGGACATAGAGTTAGGCTATATACCAGCTTGGTCATACTCTACCCTAAAGACTTTTGAATCATGTGCTTATCGCTCTTACATAGCTAAAGTAAAAAAAGTGCAAGAAGATTTCGGGCCCGCAGCGGCACGAGGCACGGAAATACATAAACAAGCAGAAGATTACGTACAAGGTAAGCTCCCTGAGCTACCCGACACACTCAAAAAATTTACATCACAATTCAAATCTCTTAGAGAAATGTACGCTGATGCTAAAGTTGAACTTGAAGGTGATTGGGGGTTTACACGCGGTTGGGAACCGTGTGGTTGGATGGCCCCCGACGTGTGGGGACGCATCAAGCTGGATGCTTTCGTACACGAAACAGAAACATCAGCAAGAGTTATTGATTACAAAACAGGTAAAGCTTTTGGCAATGAAATTGCTCATAGCCAACAAGCACTTGTTTACGCAATCGGTAGCTTTTTTAGATACCCAGACTTACAGATTGCTAAAACCGAGATATGGTATCTCGACCACGGCACTATGTTAGAACAGGTGTACACTCGGGACGAAGCAATGGTCTTCATGCCCAAGTTACACGATAGAGCAATAGCTATGACTACTGCAACCAAGTTTCCACCAAACCCTAGCAGTTACAACTGCAAGTGGTGTTCGTATGGCAAGGGTCAATACCCGGTTTGCGAATGGTCAGAAACGTGATAAAATAATATTAACGATTAACAAATAACGATCAACGATTAAGGAGTAACGATGAACGATATACCTGTGGCTTACGACCACCAAAAAAAGACTACTGATTTCATAGTAGCAAATCCAAAATGTATGATTACCTCGGACCCAGGCACTGGTAAAACACGCGCCGTGCTTGACGCGCATGTAGCTATCGGGGGACGCACACTAGTCCTAGCCCCCCTTTCTATACTAGAAGCAGCTTGGGGCGAAGACATTAAAAAGTTTCAACCTAATATTAACTATGGGGTTGCTTATGCTAAAAACCGCGAAAAAATATTTAAACAAACTGATTTAGATATGGTTATTACTAACTTTGAAGCTGTTAACTTCTTACGTAAAAACACGCGTTATTGTAAACAGTTCGACACTATTGTTATTGATGAGTTTACTGCTTTTAAAAATCGTACAGCTAAACGTAGTAAAAACATTAAAGATATTATTCACCATTTTACTAACAGGATCGTCATGTCTGGCACTCCTAACAGTAATACTATTTTAGATATTTGGCACCCAGCCTTGTTGGTCGACGACGGCGAACGACTAGGAGCTAGGTTCTTTCAATTCAGATCTCAAGTATGTACGCCTAGATTCAATGGCTTTGCCAACGAATGGATAGACAAACCTGATGCTGAAGATGCAGTTGCTATTCGACTGCGAGATATAACTATACGTTATGCGTTATCAGAGTGTATGGATCTACCAGATAACATAACACGTACGATAAACACTAACTTGTCTAAACAGATACAGCAAAAATATAATCTCCTTGCTAATGATTCTGTTTTATACACTAAGACAGGTACCGTTAATGCTGTTCATGCAGGAGCTCGTGTCAAGAAGCTACTGCAGCTAGTTACAGGCGCAGTATATGATGAAGACAAGTTAGTGCAGTTCGTACATCAAGAGCGTTACGACATAGTCATGACGCTCGTAGATCAACGTGCGCACTGTCTGGTAGCATTCAACTGGCGACACGAACGTGATGCTTTAGTTGAACTTGCAGAAAAACAAGGCGTAACCTATGAAGTTATTGATGGCACGGTCAAAGCTGAGAAGAGAAAAGACATAGTTGCACGATTCCAAGCTGGCCAAATAAAAATGCTTTTGTGTCACCCACAATCAGCAAGTCATGGTCTTACTCTTACAAAAGCTACAACAGTTATATGGTGTTCACCCACATACAATGCTGAACACTTTCAACAATTCAACCAACGTATACATAGATCCGGCCAAACACAAAAGACCGAAACTATACTTATACAAGCACGAAACACTTGGGAGCCCGAAGTGTATAAAAAGCTTAATACTAAGCTTGGGCGAATGGAAAATCTATTGCACATATTACAGGAGGTAGGACATGGCAAAGAAACTAAATGACTTATTGGCTGAATACGGTCGCGTGCGCGACGGTATCACAGACTTAAAAGCACAAGAAAAAGAATATAATGCGCAAAAGCGTGAGCTAGAAGCGCAAATAGCTATTAGAATGCAAGACGAAGGTCTTGAAAAAATATCTAATGGCGGACGAACACTCTCTCTTAAAAAAGAGATTGTACCTACAGTCGATGACTGGGATGCGTTACAAGAGTACGTAGCAAAAACCGGCAGGTTTGAACTACTACAAAAACGTATGTCGGCCACTGCCTATAGGGAAGCTATCGGTCTTGGGGATGACATCCCTGGGGTTGAAAGTACGGAGTTGACCAAAGTTAATTTTAGGTCAACATAATAATAACGAATAACGAATGACGAAGGAGGAATAACGATGTCAAACGATATTAGTGTAGTAACGAGCAAAGTCCCAGCTCATGTTAAAAAGGGATCAAAACTAGGTAATGAGAATGTTTCATCTGAACATATCTCAGTGCCAAGGGTAAAACTACTTCAAAAAATGAACCACGAAGTAGATCCAAACCACAGTGAATATTTAGAAGGAGCTAAAGAAGGCGACTTCATAAACACTGTAACTGGTGAAAACTATGGTTCATCTATGTATGTAGTTAACGTGCACTTCAAAGAAGAGTACGTGGTGTGGAGAAAGAGAACCGAAGGCGGAGGTCTTGTAGGCAACTTTACTACAAGAAAAGAAGCTGAGGATCATCTAGAGGATAACGGACTCAAAGTAGAAGAGCACGATATTACTCAAACTCAAATCCACACTTTACTTAGGTTAGACGAGGAGACTGCAGAAATTTCTGACATACCATTCTTGTTTGACTGTGCTTCATCCAAGCTCAAAGTATCTAGAGAGTGGAATACAAAGATAATGAAACAAGGCGGAGATAGATTCTCTTACTTGTGGAAGATGTCTTCTGTACCACAAAGTAATGCTAAAGGCTCTTGGGTTAACATTGACATTCAAGGTGTTGACTGGCTAAAAGATGAAATCTATGAGGGTGTAAAATCCTTCTACCAGGCTTCATTCGGCAACAGCTAAATGTTACGTGCGTTCGACCTGCGACATTTAGTGTCGCAGGCACGAGCGTGTTAAAACATGTTACACTCCTTATGTGCGTGAAAAGGAGTTCATAAATAAAGTGCACAAGCACTTACCTAAAACCATCTATCGATGGAAGATCAATGACCCCTACCACGGGGGAGTCCCAGACACTTTTTACTCCGGTCGCAATGACCATTGTTTTATCGAGTACAAATACACAGAAAAAATACCAGCAAAACAAACTTCTAAACTAAACTTTAATTTATCCCCACAACAACGTATTTGGTTAAACCTTCAACTTTCTAATAACATTAAATGTTATGCCTGCCTGGCTATAAAAAACCAAGTTTACGTTACACAAGATTTTAATTTAGAATACATAACACTAAAAGAATTTAATAAAGAAAGCATAACCTTTGATTCTTTTATAAATTTTATAACCAGCATAACCATAGGAGATGAAAATGACTGACTACGTAAACTCACCACCACATTACAATAGTGGAAATATAGAATGCATAGATGCAATAGAAGAAAGTATGACACCGGAGGCCTTTAAAGGATACCTAAAGGGCAACATCCAAAAGTACATGTGGCGTTATGAAAACAAAAAGGGCCTTCAAGACGTGCTAAAAGCACAATGGTACCTAAATAGGTTAGTTAAAACGCTCGAAAAAGAAGAAACCCTCCAGGACGCACGGACAAGCCCGCCAAGCAATTTTTCATAGTTTTGGATTAATACCCTTGACCACACCAACAAAACGCAACAGCGTTAAGCGTGTGAGGTCATTTTTTTCCAGATTTGCGATTTCGGGCAAAAGAACGGTTTTTTGATCGTCTAATTACTTTTAAGTTAGATTTATCGGCATTCATGGGATTTCCATCTTTATGGTGTACATCTTTCCCATCTCCTTTCTTAACTTTTCCTGCCCGTTCCATTAAGCGCCGCACTTTATTTCGCATAGCACGACGTTTCTTTTGCTCAGACTTACCTTGGTAGTTCTTGTATTCTTTTTTATAGTTACGTGGCATTTTATGGATCTGGAATATTTAAACCAACCAATAACAAACAACCTAATATAAACAGGGCAATGTCTATCATTTAGGAATTATCCATACACCAATGCCAAGCGTCATTATCCTCGTACAAGAATGCCTGGCATCTTTTGTATTGTTCTCTCCATGCATCAGAGTCAAACTTATCGTTCCACTCTAAACTAGAGTCCTTTGGTATGGGTATAAATTTAGATGGCGTTGAACAACTTATTACAAATATACTAACCAGCAAGAGGATTTTTGTTGTCATCTTTAATTTCCTCTATTTGTTTATCTAAGCTTTCTAAATCAGCTTTTATGGTAGCTATATCAGTTTTAATTTCTGTGACATCAGGTACATCTATGCTATCAACTGCTTTTTCTAAAAACTGCACAGATGTT